CTATCGTAGATAATACAATCATCAATGTGTTCGTTCGTAATCTCGGTTGCATCTACTAGACATTCTGTAATAGAAACTGCGGTGATATTATGATTTGTTTTAGAAATACATAATTTCGGGCGTTTTTTCCTGGATTCATCGTCGTGATATTGGTCCACATTTACATTATCCAGAGCAAAAAGAGTATTATTGTTGTCATTGAAGAAGGATGATGAAGTTAAATAATCAATATCATCCGATACGTCATATTTATAACATTTTTGAATACCTAGGAAAGAACCGTAGAAATCTAAACAATTTACGACATTATGGGTTTGTAATGTCATACTACTCAAATAATAGAAAAACGAATCAATATAAGAACAATTATGGCGCGAACTTACCTTAGACATAACATTGAATGAAAGGTCATTGGATATACATGTAGGATATGGTAAGTTAAGTATGTGTTCTTTATCATCTTCATATTTTCCTATCATATAATGCAGAGGGTCTAATAGCGGTGAATATTTAAAGAAAACTTCTGTATTGATTTCTCTATTTGACATATCAACTACAGTCTGCGGATTTACAAAATGATTCGGATGATTCAATTGAATAGTGTTATAATTTTTACTAGAAAGAGTAAAGAGTGTATCGTATATAGGATTGTACTTTTGCAAATTCTGTATTTGAAAGGGATTGTATTTATTATCAACGTCACTTTGACTTTGGATATAACTTTGTTCTAAAGCGGGTAAGTTAATAGGAATACTTTTATGATAACCAACGGAGAATTTATTATGAGTCTTATTATTTTTATTCATATACAAGAATTACTATAACTGTTTAATACATTTTTATATGTAAATACAAACTAATGGATGCTGTTTACATCAACTCACGAGCTCGTTTGAATTACTTTAGAATAATATAATGTTAAAGTATTGTAACAGAATGAGTTTAGAATTGAAAAAATTTAATATGCGCGAGATTACATTTAAACCTGATGAAAATAAGGGACCTGTAATTGTTATGATTGGGCGTCGTGATACAGGTAAATCGTTCTTAGTGAGGGATTTATTATTTTATCACCAAGATATTCCGGTAGGAACCGTAATGTCCGGAACTGAAGCCGGAAACGGTTTTTATGCCGCCCATGTTCCTAAGTTATTTATTCACGAGGAATATAACACGGTTTTGATTGAAAATATATTAAGACGCCAAAAGACAGTATTGAAACAAGTAAACAAAGAATTAGAACAACATAAGAAAACCAAGATAGATCCTAGATGTTTTGTAATTTTAGACGATTGTCTATACGACCAATCATGGACGCGTGATAAAATGATGAGATTGTTATTCATGAACGGTCGTCATTGGAAAGTCATGTTAATAATTACCATGCAGTATCCACTAGGTATTCCTCCAAATTTAAGAACAAACATCGATTATGTGTTTATATTACGCGAACCATATTTAACAAATCGTAAGAGAATATGGGAAAATTATGCGAGTATGTTTCCCACCCTAGAATCCTTTTGTAGTGTAATGGACCAGACAACGGAAAATTATGAATGTTTGGTTATCAATAACAATGCGAAATCAAATAAATTAAACGAACAAATATTCTGGTATAAAGCCGAAAATCATCCTCCATTTAGATTAGGTGCGAATGAGTTCTGGGAAATGTCAAAGAAACTTGGTTCAGATGACGAAGACGAAGCATATGACCCAAGCAAAGCCAAAAAGAATAAAGGTCCATCAATAAATGTAAAAAAAAGTAAATGGTAATATTGTGTTATGTAGATACAGAATACAATATTAGGAAGGTTATGGGTCATATAGGTCTTCGTTCACCTCGATTTCATCATCAGTATCATATAAATTATCATCAGTATCATATAAATTACCATCTGGCACGTCAGTCATGTGAATGAGCTCATCCAATCTGTTTGCGAAATCCGCATCAAACACGAATGATGTATTGTTACTTGCGTCATGTACGTAATGGTCTTCGGCAACTTCGTCTTCGGACGTATCGTCTTGTACGATTATATATTTAGTAGCCGGTTTTACATATAAAACAGGTTCGGAATATCCGGTGAGAGTAACAAAGGATACATATTTTTTTCGATTCACTAACGAAAACACCTTTCTCCCAATAGTAGGGCAGTTCTGGATGATATCATTCATTTTACGATTCATAATTGTATAGTGAATGCGCCGTTTGCTACCATCCAATGTATATTTGAAATGAAGGAAATGAATAACTACAGATTTAAATGATTCAATTAGAAATTTATCTGGAAATTCTAAGTCTAACTTGATTTTCGGAAAACCCTGTATCATATCGTAGATAGATTCAACTACTTCATCTTCGTCTTCATTCTGTATAAATTGGTTAATATAGGTATCACGTATAACAAGTTGATTGTTTTTCTCGAAGACGGATAGATTGAATTCGCATAGAAACAACTGGTATATGACATTGGGAAGAATTGCCAATTGATTTTTCATCGCAAAATATATATTATACAAGTTACTAATTGAAAATGGAATTCCACTATACGGATTTTTAGGGGTGATTGGTTCTGAATAAAACATAGGTGAATTGCAGACCGCAGAAATAATAATTCGTGAAAGGTCTTGTAGTGTAAATAAATAGCTACAATTCGTTTCATACAATCGAAACATATTTTTCTGAGACGAGAGTATGGGAGCTAAAAACAGGTCGTTGGTAACCTTTATTTTTGAGTATCTAGATTTAATATGTTTGGCAAGAGTATTGAACGCCCAATAAGTTTTCTGGACCTTACAAAAAAAGTCTAGAAACAAGCCTCTATTTTCATCGGAGAAAAACAAATTATCAATATACGTTCTTTTCAATTCTTGAAACTTAGATTGGTCTGTAAATACAAACACAGCTTTTACAAAATCTATATGTATATTGGTTTCTATTGTATGGGTATTGAATATGTGCGACATATACGATTTGATAGTATTATTGTCAATACTATCAATACTAATATCTGGTGTGTATTTTACATCCTTTATAAACTGCTTATGTGTTATGTAGGTGAAAGATTTCATATTATGCATGTTATGTACTATTGATTATAGTTCGAACCATTTATATCTTTTCTATATATTATGTAAATTCGGAGGTAGAAAATTGGAAATATGTAGAAAATTGATTTAAAAATTATAGATGGTTGTATAACATTAACAATATTGAAGTCATGTCTGACAATAAAGTCGTTAATGATGTTTTTACAAAGAAAATATCTGTTCCGAAACCAATTTTAAAATGGGTTGGTGGAAAAACGCAAATCATGGATACAATTATAATGGGTTTTCCGACTGAAATGAATAATTATCGGGAAGCATTTTTGGGAGGAGGTAGTGTATTACTAACATTATTATCCTATGTAAAAAATGGAACGATAAAAATACATGGTAACATATATGCGTATGATTTGAACGAGCCATTGATTCATATTTACAAAAACATTCAAACTCAACATACCGAATTATATGATAAACTTGAATATATCATTACTGAATTCAATGCTTGCGGTAATGGTGAGTTAAATCGAAAACCAAGTACGATAGAAGAAGCAATGGTATTAAAAGAAAATTATTACTATTGGATAAGAAGTGAGTATAACAAATTATGTGTAACCCATAAAAAGGGTGTTTTAGGTTCTGCGATGTTTATATTCTTAAATAAAACATGTTTCCGAGGTGTATTTAGAGTTGGACCAAACGGGTTTAATGTTCCTTACGGACATTATAAGAATCCAGAAATCATCAACAAAGAGCATTTGGCTGTAATACACGAGTTAATACAACCCGTAATATTTGACTGTTGTGATTTTAATACATCATTAACAATGGTGGAGGAAAATGATTTTGTATATCTTGACCCTCCATATGCCCCAGAAACAAATACATCATTTGTAGGATATACTGAAAAGGGGTTTAACATAGAACAACATACCAATTTATTTACACGAATACATAGTTTAACTGAAACAAATAAAAAAGTTATGTTAAGTAATGCGGATGTAAGTTTAGTACGTGAAAACTTTACAAATGAAAACTACAATATATTGTCAATATTATGTAAACGGTCGATAAATTCCAAAAATCCAAACGCGAAAGCAAAAGAAGTGATTATTAAGAACTATTGAATCCCTACAATATAGGTGATACCAACTCACTAAAACGCATATATTGGATACCCCATGAATTCGCCAACTCTAACACTTGTTTAGTTTTGGGAGTTATATTTTCCCCAAAGTATCTTGTTTTACCGATAGTTAGTTCGTCTTCTTGATTTGCTACACAAACAATTCGTAATGGTTTTCCATATAGGTCGGGAATGTTTTGATATTTGATAAATGTACCATATACTTTTTCTCCTGCTGTTCCACTGACCCACCAATTCGATGTTTTTACTTCATACATATATTCGTCTGTCTCCCAATCCGGTTCAAATCCATTTTTACGAACCACTTTTCTAGGACTTTCGCCGCGCAATTGTAGTACATCATATACAAGTTTTTCGCCCAATAATGTGGTCCATTGTCCGTTATTCATCTGCCCTATCATGTCATTTCCCCATTTTTTTTCATTGTCTTGTGCCTCTTTTTTTTGTTGGGCGATAGTTACACCCTTTTTTTTTACAATGGTTGGTGGTTTGATTAGAGCCCATCGAATTCGCTCTTGTAAGTTCGTGTCTGTAACGTGATTGAATGGTTGTATGTGTATGTATTCTTCCTGACTACTCATTTTTTACAATATGCATCCAATGTATATTGTAAAATCAATTTTTAGTTGTTATCAAGAGTGTGGTATTCGAATTACTCTTCCTTGGAGTCATCATCGGCAATGGCTAATTCATCCGCTAAGTTAGCCGACTGTGCTGTATTTACCTCACGTGATTCAAAGTCAACATTTTCAGGAACACCATTTAGATTGCCTTCCTCGTCGATTGTTTGTGTAAGAACGTTGCCACTGGATTTAGCTTGTTCTATGTTTTCCATTATAGCCTTTTTCTTGGTTTCACGCACACGTTCCTCAAACTCCTTCTTGGCGAGTTCTTCATTCTTCATTTTCTCTGAGTGTAGTGCGTTAAGTTCCTCCTCCATATGCTCTACCCGTCCAGTCTTGTACGCATCTGGGTCCCAAGGAATCCAAACACCGACGGGACCAACATAAATATCATGATTAGGGTCGCTTTCGCGTAACTTTTTACATTTCTCCTCCGCCTCGTCTTGATTTCCAAAAACACCGCGTATCTTCAGACCACGTACAGATGTCTGGAAAGCATGTTCGCGGTTAAATTGTTCGTTTAGTTTATCCTCCTGCTTATCTAAGAAATTCTTGTAATCATCCTCAATTCCACTTTTCTTTAGTTTATCCGATTCTTCCTTGACAAAATCATTGAAATCGCCGATTAACGTTTCAACATTAATGTTGTGCTTGTACGAAATAAAATGGATGAATTCAAAATATCTTTCCATAGATTTAGAGAATTCCCAGTTTTTGATGAACTGGTTGAATAGATAGACTTCGCGCTTTTCTAAGATTTTCTCGGGTGATACGAACGACATACACGCGAACTTCTGACCTGCGATAGGCTGGTCTTCATCACATAGGTCTACATACTTTGAATTCAAAGAACCGTCGGTATTCATTTTCTTCTCGTATCCAGACATTTTAGGAATATACAAAATATACAGACGACTATTTAAGTGATTTCAACTATTATTATTAAATTATTATTAAATTAGTATATTTTTTTTGTTGTAGTATAATATAAACGAAATGTTTGACTTAAATGAGTTAGTAAAGCGTGCTATTAAGTACTTAATTGAGGGTCTCGTTGTTGCTCTTGCTGCCTTCGCTATCCCCAAGAAGCAGCTTAACGTTGAGGAGATTATTATTATTGCCCTCACTGCTGCTGCCACATTCAGCATCCTTGATGTGTTTATCCCTGCTATGGGTTCTTCTGCTCGCGGCGGTGCTGGTTTCGGTATTGGCGCTAATTTGGTGGGTGGACTTAAGATGGCTGCATAAATAAAAAAAATTTATTGAAATAAATATGTAATTCAATAAAATAGTAGGTGTAATACGCCCAAAAACAAACATGTACCATATGCAATTAAGCATCATAATATGGATTATCGTGTATTTTCATTCCACAATATTGTTTCGGCTCTTCTTTATAATCAACTGGATTGTGTATACCAGCTTCCTTAGCACATTCAAGTAGGAACTTAAAATTACTCCAGAATTCGCTTTTGTGACCTATTGATTTTGTCATTACATGTGATAATTCGTGGATAGCTACAAACGTTAATGTGCTCTCGTCAATTAAATTATCATTATCTTGCTTCTCTTTATTCAAACAGAATGCTACCTTCTCGCCCTTATTCTCACTATATGCAGTGTAACTACTTGTAGGGAGGGTTTCCATAATTTTCTTAGGATTGAAGTTAGCATGTAGCCGTTTAACATTTTCCTTGTCGGGATATTTGTTCGTTACGTAGGTAACCAATTCCTTACATTTACCAGCTATCTTTGCGAGTAAGTCGGCTGCCTTTTCTATATTTTCTCTCTCGCGTACGCAATATTTATTACCATCAACCGAAGATACAATACATGTTAATTGAAAACTTTCGTAGTTTTCGCGATATACATAATAACTCGTGCTTAATATAAACCCGATGATAAAGTAGCCTAAAACGTCTTCGCTTCTCATTATACATAATCGCGATAAAAATCTACTTCCCCTGAAATATATTGTATAACCGTAAAAAGGTTATATAATATCCTAGTAAACTGTAATCTATTTATGCCTTACCAATCTCCATAGGTTGACGGGTAGAATCACCTTCAATGGTGCTCTGGTTCCATGGACCAATATCAGCCTTGGCAATTACAGGGTCGGAACGAAGTTGAAGGTTCGCGTTTCTCATGGACTGACCGATGGTATCAAGACCAATGTGGTAACCTGCGTCAAGAAGGTCGGGCATCTTTACGCCTTCAGCATCAACATTAGTAGGGTTTAAGTTATTCCACTCGCTATTTTTATCAGTAGGTAACAAATCGCTAGGATTTGCTACGGGCTGAAGAGCATAACCAGCCTCAGTCTTACCCTCCGAAGGCTTAGGACCCTCGGAAGCAACAACGTCAGCATTCTCGTCTACACCATTCTCATTGGTACCATCCTCCATGGTGTCGCGTACCATCTTCATTTGTCCGTTATAGGACATTAATCCCCATATAGCGATTATAGATATAATTAATACTA